AAGGGAAGAAGACACCACAGGCCGCTAACCTGACCAAGCTCGCCCAAGCCATGGACATGGCGGAAGAAGACTTGGCGCGGTTGCTGACTATTCGCCGTAAGAGTCGGATCAAACCGACCGTAGAGACTGAAACTTTTTAGATAGGTTAGGGAGTAAGACGATGCAACGTTGCAACGACTGTGCGGGCAGTGTAGACGATCAGGATTCGATTTGTATGGCTTGCCGAATGGCAGAGTGGCAAGACCAGCAGGAACAATCAAGGCTGTTGAGGGAACGACACTATGCCTTGGAAGCCCACAGGGCAGCCTACCTGAGCCGTAACCGTGCGATACGGGATTCTATACGGGCAGGGGTTATTTGTGCGGTGAGTGTCCTGCTTTTGCTTGGCATGATTGCCGCAGCTAAGGACGCACTACAGTACGAGTGGGAGCGCAAACCGGCACTACTGCGAGCGCAGGGGGTCAAGTGAGATACCTAAGCGTATGCAGTGGCATCGAAGCCGCATCGGTTGCATGGGAGTCCTTAGGCTGGACTCCCGTTGCCTTTGCTGAGATAGAGCGGTTTCCGTCTCAGGTGTTGGCGCATCACTTTCCAGGAGTGCCAAACCTTGGGGACATGACTAGATACAAGGAGTGGGATATTGATCAAGGAGCAGTTGACCTTATCGTTGGAGGAACTCCCTGCCAGAGTTTCTCAGTTGCCGGATTGCGTAAAGGGCTTGAAGACCCAAGAGGAAACCTTGCGCTCGCCTTCATTGGAATGGTTGACCACTACCGCCCAGAGTGGGTTATCTGGGAGAATGTCCCCGGTGTTCTGTCATCCAGCGGAGGACGGGACTTTGGTTCCTTCCTTGGGGCGCTGGCAAGTATCGGGTATGGGTTCGCTTACCGAGTGCTTGACGCTCAGTACTTCGGAGTCCCACAGCGGCGCAGAAGAGTCTTTGTTGTCGCACATTCTTCAGGGGACAGCAGACGTGCAGCAGAAGTATTATTTGAGCCAGAAAGCTTGCGAGGGCATCCTACGAAGAGCCGAGCGTCGGGGCAAGCAGTTACCGGAGGCTCTGCGTCAAGCGTTGATTCAAACGGCATCCAAAGAACAGTAGGAACGCTTTGCGCTGATACCCATCCGGGTGCATACTCTGGGCAGGATGCCTATTCCGGAAGGCTCATCCCTGTAATGTACGATCACCATCCACAAGATAGCCGTATCAATGGCCCTGTTGATGTATCGCCAACAGTTGCAGCTAAGTGGGGTACAGGCGGAGGTAACACTCCACTAGTACAGCAAACCTTCCGTAAGTCAAGACGGGCGCAGAGTACAGAGGACTTTGAGACATGGGTTTCAGATGATGTAACCAACACACTCAACTGCTTTGATGTTGGTGATATCAGATCAACAGACCTTGTGATTCAGCCTACTGTGTACTCGGTTCGTGAAGATGCCAAGGCTAACACCTTCAGTGCCGTAGAGAGTGAGGTTGCGAACTGCATCCAGTCTACGCAACCAGCCACAACCAGCCATCATGCAATCAACTATGTGGTGCAAGCTTTCCCAATTAACACAATGACAATGGGTGGAAGACCTGACCCTGTAAACGATCGCCGTATGACACTAGGTGTAGGCAACGATGGTGATCCACAATTTACATTACAGGCTAACCATTCACACGCTGTTGCTCATACATTCAAGATACGAGGGCTTGGACATTACACCGGAACTAACGGCGGGATAGCAAAGCCTGGAACCGGTGGCAGTGGTTATATGGGGCAGGATGAAAAGGCGTACACCATTGCAACGAGTCAAGACCAACACCTGATGCAAGGCATGGCAGTACGGAGGCTCACACCGACCGAGTGTGAACGCTTGCAAGGATTCCCAGATGGTTGGACAGATATACTCCAAACCACGCCAGACGGGCCACGCTACAAGGCACTAGGCAACAGCATGGCTGTACCTGTGATGCGCTGGATAGGGTCCAGGATACAGGCTTGCAGATAAGACCAAGTCTTATTCGGCAGACGCTCCGAAGTCTATCTAAGGCTCCGGAGCGTTTGTTGTCTCACGATGAAATGGTTTTACTACACTACGGATGGTCGCATGGTATCCAAAAAGACGAGTGCCTAGAGGCTATGATCCGCCACAACTATGCTTTTATTAGGGAAGTGTGCAAGGTCATCAAGCACAAGGAACACTTCACCGATGCGTGTCAGTACTGCGTTGAGGGCTTGATAAGAGCTATTGAAAAGTGGGAACCTGAGCGTGGATTGCGCTTCAGTACTTACGCGCATCCTTGGATTTATCAGAAGCTTAGGCGGTATCAATCCAACCAGTACCGCACCATCCGGATAGCCGAACACGCACTAGTCAAATGGCACAAACTAAAGAGGTTCTACGTCATACTGGAGCTCGAACTAAAGCGACCACCGACCGATGAAGAACTGTCAGAGCGTAGCGGGATGTCCCTTGAAACCATCGAGATATGCCGCACGGCATCCGGCATTGAACCGATGTCAATCGAGACCCCGGTACAGGGTTCTCAACTCGTGCTTGGTGATACGGCAATCTTTGGATCTACAGTATCGGCAGAGGATGAGTACTTTAGTGAGTCTGAGGGCGGTACGCTTATGACGGCTTTAGGCGCATTGGATGACGAAACCCGGCAGATGATTGCCCTACACCTTGGGCTTGATGGACGGATACCGCAGACCATCCACATGGTAGCCAGCCGGTACCGCATACCTCCGGCAGTGGTCAAAGAGCGCATCCACAAGGCACTAGCAGAGTTGAGGGTAATACATGAAGCATCTTGAAGACCGGGAGCAGATAGCCCTTATCACTTGGGTACGCCTGATGCAGTCAAAACACCCTGAGCTTGCAACCATCTACCATTGCCCTAACGGTGGCTACCGTGACCCGCGTACAGCTGCAAAGTTCAAAGCCATGGGTGTGAAGGCGGGCGTGTGGGACATCTTCCTACCTTGCCCCGTACCCGGCTTATTCGTTGAAATGAAGGCTGGTAAAGGCAGGCTAACACCGGGGCAGGTTTCGTTCAGGGATGCCTTGGAGCCACACGGGTACAAGTTTGTGGTGGCTTACACTTGGCATGATGCTGCCAAGGCAATAGCCGATCATGTTGGCTTTACTTTCGATGTATAATGTGAGTGAACCTATCCTTCAAGGTTTGGCTTTGCCAGCCCCCGGAGTAGCTACCGGGGGTTCCTGAGGTAGGTATCTTGAAGGAAAATTAGGTAACCCCCATGGCAACTCTTGCCACGGATGCGGGTCAGGCTATCGCCTTTCTCCGGCATCTATTCAAGCCGTATCAAGACGGCTTCATCGAGATACGACCTCTAAGCAAGGTCAAGCCTCACGCTAACCGAACCACCTACAGGCTTCCCCATTGTCTGAAGGGTGAAGAGGGTCAAGCCCTGACCCAGCACATTATCAGCCTTGCGATACGTGGTTACGATGTGTACTGCGGGGTATGTCCAAGGGCTGCACCTGAAGGGCCGGGGCGTAAGCTCGGCAAAGATTCCATCGAGCAGGTTGGGGCAGTGTGGATTGATTTGGATTCCAAGGTACCCGGCAGTAGTAAAGAATTACTTGACAACTGCGACATCGTGATTCATACCGGTAATGGTTGGCACGGCTACGTGATGCTTCCTGCGGTTGCTAACTGCCGCAACACTAAAGACCGTACGGCCATCGAGTCAAAGATACGCTCTTGGCAAAACTCTATAATCCTTGGCACTGATCCGGTAGGCAACGTCGACAGGATTCTAAGGGTACCCGGCACCATCAACTGGAAGGATGTAGATAACCCCAAGCCGGTAACCCTTTTGAAGGGTGGCGCAATGCGTCCAATCCACAAGGTTTCCTTGTTGGTTCGGCATCTGGAGGATGAGCGGTTAGATGCTCTGCTGGCATCGGCTAAGCAAGGGCAGCTAGGGCGAGCCGTACCCCGTATCCGTCATGCAAGCGGTAGGATAACCGACCTACTGGATGTGTTCTT